TAGAATTTGGAAAGAAAATAGCGAAAAGAATCAACAATTTATTGATGGTTATGAGCAGAACTTTCCTATTTTTAGAGAAACATCTCAGAAGCTTGATTCTTTTTTAAATAAGTTGGTAGATTTTAAAGTAAATACTGGATTAATTTCGAGAGAAGATGCAAATATTTACAAGGATTCTATTTCCTATATTCCTTTTTACAGAGAAGGTGTTGCTGGGGCTGACTTATATCACAATGAGAAAGATACATTTATTGAATCAGAAGGGTTTATTGTTGAGAAAAAAGCTGGACCCGGAGAAAAATTAAGATATGGGGGTATTAGTGCGCCGCCAAAACTTAAAGAAACAGATAAGACAAAAAGCTATCATATAATTGCTGGTGAGGGGGAAAATCGGACAACTCTAAACGAGTCTTTTAGCACCTTAAGAGAAGCACAAGTTTTCTTAGAGGAAAGACTTAAGGGTGAAAATAGCAAAGGTCGGTTTGAAATAAAGCAAGCGCAGAACTACACAATAGAAGGAACAACAGCGCCTGTTGGAGGAATGTTAAATAACCTTCTTATAAATATAAGCCAGACAATAGAGTTGGGAACTCGGAATGTTGCTGCTCAACGTATTATAAGAGATGGGTTGCGGTATAATACAATAACGCAAACAAGAGAGTTTGTTGACGAAGATATTAAAGAAAAAGTAAAAACTAAAAAAATAGGAGTTACACAAGCTAGAGAAGGCGCAAACTATTTTGTAAGAGTAAATGGGAAGAAGGTACCTTTTGTAGTTCATGATCCTTTGTTACATGAATCTTTAATGAGTATGGGAATGGATCAGTCTATTGGTAATGGTTTATTAGAAAAAACATTTACAGTCCCCGCTAATGTTCTTCGAGAACTGGTAACAAGAGACCCAGGTTTTATGTTGGCAAACTTTCTTCGTGATAGTTTATCTGCTTATGTAACCTCTGGAAGAATAGGAACTCCTATTGTTAGCTCTGTGTCTGGAATTATGAGTGCGATTAATGAAAATCCTTCTGCTGATCAATTAGCAAGGGCTGGAATTAAAGGAGGAATAGATCGTAGTTATTTAAAAGAACAAGGGGTAATGAAAGAAATTGATAAAGAAATGAAAAGGCTTTATCCCGATAGGTTTGAAAAAACAACCTTTCAAAAAGGAATAGGTCCTTTAAAGTATATTTGGGATAAGTTAGAAAGAGGAACTGAAATATCAGATTTGGCAACACGTATAGCTGTTTATAATGAAGTGTTAGGAAGAACAGGAAACAAAGCACAAGCTATATGGGAGGCTCAAGAAGTTTTAAACTTTAGAAGGCGTGGCGCTTATATGCGTTTTGTTTCTGCTGCTATTCCTTTTCTTAATGCTCGTGTTCAAGGACTAGATGTTCTTTACAGAGGTTTTGCAGGGCGATCTGCCGCAGGTGCAGAGCTTACTCGTAGCCAAATTAAGAGGCTTGCTATAATGCGAGGTATGTATCTTGTCGGGTTTACAAGTATGCTTTGGTTTTTGCAATCTGAAGATGAAGAATTTGAAATGATTAATGATTCAGAAAGAGATAACAACTGGATTATTTTAGGAAAATATTTCGGGCAACCTGATACATACGCTAAAATACCAATTCCTTTTGAGGTTGGTTTGATGTTTAAAACAATTCCAGATAGGATACTTAGTCAAGCTTTTGGAACTGATTTACCCGATGATTTAAGACGGTCATTTGCTCAAGCTATTTTTGGAACTCTAGCTGTTGGACCACCAACAGCCGTTGGTCCTTTAATTGAAGTCTATATGAATTATAATTTTTTAACTGGTAGAAAAATACTAAGTCCTTTTGAAGAAACAGATATTGACCCACGACTTGTTGCTTCAGCGTCTACGTCAGAACTAGCTCAAAAAGCCAGTGAACTGTTGTATGCTATAACTCCAAAAGGTGCCGAGTTAACTCCTAAAGAAATTGACAATATTATCAGAGGATATTCAGGAACTTTAGGATCTTATATGGTAACTCTTTTTGACTCTCTTATCCCAACAGACATAACGAAACCGTCACGGCACATAGAAGATTATCCAATTGTAAGTAGAGTTTTAGGTGAATTAAAATCAGGAGGAGGCGCTACTGGTGAAATTTATCAGCTTCTAGAGTCTACACGTAGAGCAACTAATTCCATTAAAGGTTTTGAAACAAGGGGTGATCTTGATAGGGTTCGGCAAATTATACGTCAGGATCACGGTCTTTTGGGCAACAAAGAAGCAATCAATGAATCTAGAAAAAGAATATCTAATATAAATAGACAGATTGCTAACTTGCGTTTTGCAAAGAAAGTAAGAAGTATAACGCAAGAAGAAATAAATAAAGAAAGAGATATCTTGGAAGAAGCAAAAAGACTAGAGCTTTTAAATATACGAATGATAAAACAAAGCGTAAAAGGTACTTTATGAGTGGATTTTTAGATAAATTAAAAGACCAAATAAGACTCCATGAAGGAGTAGAAAAAAAGGTTTACCTTGATACAGAGGGCATAGAGACTATTGGAGTTGGTAGAAATCTAAGGGATCGTGGGCTTTCTGAAGATGAGATAGACTTATTGCTAGATAATGACATAGCAATATGTGAAGAAGAACTATTAAATAATTTTGAGTGGTATGCTGAGTTAGATGAAGTCAGGAAAAGAGTTTTAATTGACATGGCATTTAATTTAGGGATGCCAAAGTTAAAGCAATTTGCTAAAATGCTAGGTGCAATAGAGAATAAAGACTGGGCTAATGTAGCAAGTGAAATGCTTGACAGTCGATGGGCTGAACAAGTGGGCAATAGGGCAAGTCGGTTATCTGAAATGATGGAAACTGGCGAAGATTATATAGGATAAGTATTATGGGTGGTGGTGGAAGTTTATTTTTTGGAGACACTGGTTTCAAGGGAACAATCCCTCCAACTCCAAATCAAAGTGGATATCCTTTTAATACAGGAGAATATTCTGGACCTAATCCAATGGGGCGTTTCCCTCTTCAACCTCCAGCAGGTTACGGGAATGTAGCGCCTGGCTCTTATGGAGGGGGCTATGGTATTGGTGGAATGACAGGAGGTCCCGGAAATTTTGGGATGCAGAATTATGGTGGCTTTGGCTCGTTTCAACCTAATTTTTACACACCTTTCCAAACTCCATATACACGATCAATGCCTATGCAAGGCACAACAAGTGCCGATTTAGATCAGACAACTAGAGATTACACAAATACTTTTAATGCTTACAGAGGAATGGGTGGGTCTGAAGAAGAGTTTATTGGCAGTGATCAGTTTAAAGATTTTGAAAATACACTAATAGATCAAATCGGATCCTTAACAGATGAGGATAGACTGAGGTCTGATCTTGATGCACAGACTGCACGAGCAGGAGAAAGTAGTATATATGCCCCATCAGCAGGAAGGATTGCAGGCGCTTTGCAAAGGAGATTAAACAGACTTCAACAGGCACCAAGAAGACAAGAGACTTATGGGGGAGTTCCGTCCTTTAGATCCCAATTTGGGGGATTTAGTTCTCCTATGATGAACTATGGATTAGGAGGCATTCCGTCCCCTTACAGCGGCATCCCATCTCGTTTTGGAAGCAGTATGTTTGGGTATGTGCCGAACTATTATACAAGGGATTACACAATGCCGGGTGGTTTATACTCTACAACACCAGGAGCCTATCGTTACACAAGAAGAGATCCTTCTGTTGACGCTACGGGAGTAGCTCCAAGCGGAGTTGATGGTGCTGTTGTTGACCAAGATATCCCAAGTCCACAAGACATAAATGAAAAGTCACAAGGTGGTAATTTTGCAGGTGTTCCTGGTTTAATGCAAAATGCTGATGGTTCTTACACATATACAATGCCTGGTACTATCTTTGAAGATTTAGGTATGGGTAGTAATACTGTAAATCTACCTGCTAATTTTGACATCACTCAGCTTGGAGCGTCACAAGCAGATATTGATAACGCTAACTCTAACACAGTAACAACGGATACCACTACAACAGAAACAACTGCAACATCGTCTGACCCTGCTAATCTCCAATTATATGGAGCTGATAACGAAGGGTTAACAGCAAGATATACTCAGGAGATGGAGGACTTTACAAAAGACGGCACAAGAACAGAGGAAGATTTTGTTAACAGCCCCCGGTTTATGGAGTTTGAAAATGCTTTAACACGGTCTTACTTGAGCAAGAGTCTAACAGATATAGAAGATGAAGCAGAAAGACAACGTGAGAGGGCTAATGCAGGAGGTATATATGCTGCATCAGCAGGTCGTATAGCTGACTCTTTAGAAGCTTATGCCAACACTCTTTGAGTATGACAAAACCGTATGACATTGTTAAGGATTCAATAGAAAATCAGATAGAAAATATAAAAGAACAGGAATTAAAAATAAAAGAACAACAAGATCTTATACAAGAACAAATGAAAAACTTAATTTTTTTTAAAAAAGGAAGAAGAACATGAGTTGGTTAGAAAATGTAAGAACTTTTTTGTTTGGTGAACCTACGGGTGAAAGATCCAGAGATAATAAAGGTCGTTTTATTCCTGACAATCCTGACACTCCTCATATAAATGAGGCTTATGAGGATGGTAGAACACCAGTGAGCAAGAACTAATGAATGAAGATCCTAAGTTTGATGTAACGAAACATCAATCAAACAGACGTTATATGTGTTGGTTCTTAATTACTTTGATGGGGCTGACAACTGTTATGACTTTGTTTCAACCTGAGAGAATGGCTGAAGCGGAGTCTATTATTATGACTCAGTATCTTGCTATGAGTGGGTGTGTTGGTGGATACTTTGCTCTATCGAATAGGAAATAATTATGAAAGCTAAAAAGAAAAGTACAGTTAATAAAGCAGGTAATTATACTAAACCTACTATGCGTAAACGATTGTTTAATAAGATTAAAGCAGGATCTAAGGGCGGTAAAGCAGGGCAATGGTCTGCTCGTAAAGCTCAGATGTTAGCA